TAAGATCCAACATCTGTTCGAGTAGCTAATAAAGGATTAAGCTCTCCAGATGAAAAATTGGTTATTACTGTTCTTAGTGTTCTTGCCATTATGCATCAGTTCTCGTAGATCTTCTTAAGTTTATAAATCTGTTTGTGTCTAAAACTTTAGATGTTGTTTCAGCAGAATCTATATTCTTGGCTACTAAAAATTGTCTTTCTGATAATTCTTTAAATTGAGTTATCATTGCTGCATCTCTTGCTACTGAACCAGCAAATATAGAAGCTAATTCATATTCTAATGCTAATTTAAAATGAGCAGGAAAATATGCTTCATCTACTTTGTAAATATAATCCATAATAACTTCATTGCTAGAACCATAGCCATTTAAATAAATATAGTTTTGGTATCTTGAATAAGGAATTACATAGTCATTAACTGTTAATGTAATGATTTGTAATACAGCAGGTGAAGTAGGCATTTGATATGCGTAATCATATCTGCCTGTTGGTGTATTAGTTAATAATGAAAGTTGTTGTTGTGTTGTAGCAAATCTCCATCTGTGTCTTGTTAAAGATGCTTCTACTACATCATCATAAATATTTGAGGCAACTAATGCTTCTGTGCTTCCATCTGAAAATGAAGAAATAGGTTGAGCACCTATCATAATCAAAGCTCTTGCACAGATATCTATTTTTGTTGTTGCCATAGTTTTTATTTTTATCAGTAACTCAGGGGGATTGCTCCCCCCAAGTTTTAAGCGTTATGCTAATAATACAGTTGTAACTGTACTAGAAGACGATGCTGAAACCATTAAAATGTCAACTACGCCATTTGAACCTCCACTGTTGACAAAAATTATGTCACCAGCAGTTAGGTTTTCGTAGTCAGCAAGAAAGTAGTCCGCGTCATCTATTGTGCCAATTGCATCTCCGTCAGTGTAATACCAAAGAGAATTACTAGCACCCATCTGTGAAATTTTTTTCACAGGATTGTCTGTTGAGTAAGCCATATTTATATTCCTCCTAAATTATTACTCGTCACAAAGCTGAACTCTAGCTGCATCGCCATCAATTTCTACTGCACCTAATGAAATCATAGAAGTAATTAAGTGAGATACTTTTTCTGGAATGTAGTTAACTTCAGTTCGTACATCTGACCCGATACCGCAGCCAATTGCTGATTTGTGGAACGCCAATGTTTTTCTGTCGTCACCAGATAAAGATAATCCAGAGTGTACGAAGAACAAGAATCCCATCCATCTCTTAGCAGTCATACCGCCAGGGAATGGTAATTCATTCGGCCCTACATATTCTACTCTAGAAAACTGATCTACTGATAATAGGTCAGACCATTGTCTTGGCCCTACAACCCAGTATCTTTGACCGTCATCTGGAACGTCATTTCCATTGAACACTTCCATCATGTTCTTAGCTTTGACTAAAGTCATAGCTTCAGAAGCATCAGAATTGACATTAACAGCAATAGACGTTGAAGCGTCAAGAACATCGATAAGCACTTGGTCAGTTTTTCTACCTAATGCATACGCTGCTGATTGAGCCACAACTTGTCTTTCGTCAATGTTAACCTTTAGTTCGTCTAATTTGTCAACATAATCTGCTGCATAGTAATCCGTTAAAGTCGCACTTACATTGCTGTGAGCTAGATCCATTGCAACCAACTCAGCATGTCTTGCTTTCGTGTTTGCAGAACCTTTTGCAACTTTCTGGAACTTAACAGTCGATCCGTTAACACCGTTGACAGTTCTTACTAAGTTTTTTAGCTTTGAACCCATACGCTGATAAGCCATATGGACTTCAGCTTCGAACTGAGTAATAAAGGCATTATTTATTGAACTTGCCATAGTATTGTGTCCTTTTTGTTATAGTTAATGTTAAACAATCGATTGTCTGTAAAGATTATATTAGTTATCCAATAAGGGCTAACATTGAAACTTTTCAGGTCTAACTGATAATTAAAATTACTAGATGTAGTAGGCAACGCACATTATACCCACTTTTTAGGTATAGTAATAACTTCTCCAAATTCTATTTTACCATCTTCATCTTTAGAGTATGTACCAAATAAGGTTATGTATTCTGATGTATCTTTATAAACCCAAAAGTCGCCTGTTGTGCAAACAGAAGGTCTGGCATCTTCAATATCCTTTTCAGATATCCATCCTGTCTGACTTACACAATCAAGCCACTTGATAGGTTTTTTTAACTTTTTATAGTTAAATTTTTTTTTACTTCGCTGTGTTTTTGTACGCCTTCTCATACAGTTCTGTAACTCTCTTAACATAAGCTGGATCTCTCCTACTACTATCGTAATAACGAGGATCATTAAGCATTGATTTTAAGTCGTCAGCAGAAGCTGCAACATCTACCTGAGTAGGTTGAGTAGGTAAAGGAGTATCTTTATTAAGTTTAATTATTTCCTCAATAACTTTTACTCCTTCAGCTGTACTTGCTAATTTAGATATAGCAGTAAATCCATCAGGGGATAAATGTTTTTTACTCCACATTTCAGCTGCTTCAACTCTTTCTTTTCCGTGATCTCCAAGTTTTTGTACTTCGAGAGCAGGATTAGGTAAGTTAGCTATAGCATTATCTATAAATGCTTTTACTCCATTGTCATATTGTTCTTGAGACAGACCTGCATCTTTTGCAGTTTTATCCCACCATTTAACAATCTGCATGTCTTTGTCAATTTTTAAATCAACATTCTGAGGTTGTTCAGGAATATTTAATTTATAAGACTCTGGAACATTAGCTGCCTTTTCTTTTGCAATATCTTCTCTGATTTGTTTAGAAAGGTCTTCTGTTCTTGAACCTAGCTTTTGCTCAAGTGAATTATAACTTGAAGCTAAGTTTTCTATGTTAACTTGCTTAGTATCATTATTCCAAAACTTATCCTGCACATATTCAGGTTTAGTTGCCTCAGAAGGTGCTTCTGTGGCGATTGGTGCTACTGTTTCGTTAGCATTATCATCTGCCATCTTTTTCTCCTTTTTTTATTCTTGTTGTTATAATACCCATTAAAAATCTCATTCCTTCAATATGGAATAAGCCATTGCTGGTGATATTAGGCCCAGCAACTGTTTCAGTAGTAATAGATTTTAAATATTCTATTACTGCTTTTCCTTCTTCACCCTTAAAGACATTAGCAAAATGTTTATTTAATTTTGTTTCTTCTTCAGGGTTTCGAATGAAACCATCTAAACTTTTTGTTGGTATTGTTTTATCTTTTTGCGATTTAAGTGCATCCCAAGACATATTACTCCGTAGGTGGTTGAGGCTCTACGGGTGATTGTGGTGCTTCAGGATTTTGAGCTAATTGTCCAATTTGTTGAACAATTCTTTGTTGCTCTCCTTCATCTCTTATCAACTTCTCAGGAAGATTCATTTTCTCGGCTAAATATTTTGCTGTTTCACTTTGGTTCACAATTACATTTATCATTTGTGGCCCAAATGTTCCAGCAATAATCTCATTAAATCTAGTTACATCTGCAACATCTTGTAAATGTTGAGCTTGAGCTAATGGAGATCTTGGAGCTATCTTAACTTCTCTACCATTAACTTTAGGTACATCTATTCTACCTTGTTTAACTAATATTCTAATAATTCTTTTTAATAATGGATTAATAAATTCTGATTGTAGTCTTCCAAATGAAGATCCTATTTGTCTAGATAGATCTGCCATTCTTTCAGAAACTTCTGTAGCTGTCATTGGAGTTCCTTCAGGTTTTCCTAGAGCTTCCATGTATAATGCTTTCTTAATGTTCTGACGCATATCATTAAGAACCAATTGTGCAACATCAAAGTTTGAAGCTGCACTAATTGGCATAAGACCTTTACTTCCAGGGGCAACTGGTATTAAAGATCCAGGTACTAGGGAGATATTGTCAGGATTAATTACACCATCGTCTTCATAAGTATAAACTCCACTTACAGACATTTGTGCATTTTGTAATATTAATTCTATAGTAAGATTGCAAGTTTTGATTGCTCCCATTGCATTAAATACTGGGCCTCTACCATAAACTTCTCCAGATGCTTTGTTCCATCTAAATACTAAATAAGGATTAGATCCTTCTCCTTTGTATTCTTCTTCAAATAAAATCCATTTAGGGTTTTCTAAGACAACACACATTTTGTATTTTTCAACATTGTCTTCATGAACTTTATAAATTGCTTCTATAATTTTAACTTGTTTCTTTTGTTTTAAAGGATCAAAACTTTCAGGTAATGTAGCTTTAGGATATAAAATTTTTATTTCATTTGGTTTGCAAATTCTTGTTCTGTAAATGGCATCTATTTTTCCATCTGGGCCATTCATTAAACAAACTCTTGGTAAAGGTACTGCTGTAAATTTAATTGGATTTACTGCATCACCTTCTTCAACAAGCATAACACCTGTACCAATAGCAAGATCCATAAATGCTTCATGGACTTCTTGGTTAAAGTTTGATTGTTGTAATACTTCAAAAACATAATCAGTAATTTTATCTAACTCTAAATTAATAAATTGTTTTTGTGATGCAGGTACTTCAGATCCTGCTTGGAAGTCTGCCCATCTTGCAAATGTTGGAGTAATACCTGCTTGTAGTCTAGAAGCAAATTCTTGAACACCTACTACAGCTGTTTCGTCAAAGATCTTATCTGTTCTTCTTTGTCCAGGAGCTTCATCATAAAAAGATTCTCTATTAGGAAGACAATATTCATATGCTTCTTCAAAT